CGAGACCGCCCTGAAGCTGGCGACCAGCGCCTCCTCGGTCGGCACGGCGGTCGGCGCCCCGACGACGGTCCTCCGGCTTGTCGGGACCGCCTCCTCCTCGGCCACGGCCTCGGGCACGCTGTCTACGACCGTGGCACTCAGCGCCTCGGTGGCAAGCGTAGCCACGGGGGTGGGGGGAGCCACGACAGCCATCCGGTTCGTCGCTCTAGGCCAATCCTCCGCGCAGGCCGACGGTATTCTCACGGCGGTCCCCCGGGTCCGCCCATTTGTCCTCCGGGAACTCGGGCAACGGCTGGCCGACGGCGGGGTCGTGACCGTTGGCACGGATTGTTTCTACGGCGCGATGCCGGAACGGGCCGGGACCACGGTGGCGCTCTACGAGGAGGCCGGGGTGCTGCCGCTCCTGACCCAGCCGGTCGATGCGACACGGGCGGGCCTCGGCGTGATCGAAGCGCCACGCGTCCGCGTCCTGATTCGCTCCGAGAGCTACGTCGCGGCACGGCTCAAGGCCGAGGAGGTCTATCAGCGCCTCTGTGGGGTGGCGAACCTGATTCTCGGTGGCGCGTGGTATCTGGAGGTCGAAGCGTCGCCTCCTGTCCTGCTTGGCTACGACCGACACGACCGCCCGCTGTTCGCGGTCGACATCGACGTGCTCAAGCACCTCTCGGAGTGACGATGACTGCAGACGACCTCGTGAACTGGATGGAAGCGCAGAACCTCGGCACGCGAGGCGAGACGTTGTTCGTCGGCCAGATGCCGCCGTCGGTTGACGCGGGCGTGATCGTGCGCGAATATCTCGCATCGCGCGGCGTCCGCACGATGAGCGGCGCCGTCATCGAAGACGTGCGCGTGCAGATCGTCTCGCGGGCGTTCGGGTACGAAACGGCTCGCCAGAAGGCCGAGGACATCTACCGGGCCTGTGTCAGCGCCTACAACCAACGACTCGACGGCGTGGTCTACCTCAAGATCGAACCGCTGCAACCGCCGTACGCGTTGGGCGAAGACGAGACGGGACGAGCGCAGATCCTGTTCAACGTCGAGGTCTGGAAGCAACAGGTGCCGGTAGGAGACTGAATGTCCGACCTTCATGTGGCCGTGTTCTCCCGCGATCTGACCGACGGTCTCACCTACGTCCCGCACGGCCCCGACTGGCACCGGCTCCGCGCATGGGCCGAGCAGACCGACGACCTGCACTTCATCTCGGCGCCAGAGTTCCACCGGCTCCAGTTGGAGTTCTGGCTGTGGCTGCGGCTGCGCTCGGGCGACTTCCCGGCGGCGCGGGTGCTCGACATCGGCGTCTACGACCGGCGTGACTGGATGGGCCCCGGCTACCGCACGTTCGGGCCACCCGACTGCAAGTCGGACATCATCGGCGACCTACTCGACCCGCCCGCCGAACTGGAGCGCGGCGTGTGGGATGTCGTGGTCTGCACCGAGGTGTTGGAACACTGCGAGGACCCGCCGCTCGCGCTGCGGAACATCGAGGCGCTGCTGCGCCCCGGCGGGAAACTGCTCGCGACGACGCCGTTCTTCTGGCCGGATCACCGGAGCGACGACCCCCCGTATCCTGACTACTGGCGCTTCACCGAGCAGGGCTGGCGACTCCTCCTGAAGCGGTGGCTGTCAGTGGTCATCGCGGCAGCGGCGTGGACGCCTGACGGCGAGCGGTGCTACCAGCTGCTTCGGCGGGCCGAGGGCTACGGGCTGGAGGAACACACGCGGGCGTGCACGGGCTTCTTCGTGGAGGCCGTGTGCCGTTCCTGACCTTCTACACGCCCACCTACAAGCGGCCCAAGCGCCTTGCGCGGTGTCTGCGCTCCGTGGCCGAGCAGACGCTCGCGGCCGAGATCGAACACCTCGTCATCCCCGATCACGTGGGCCTCGGCATCGGCGGCGCGTTCCAGCGCGTGCCCCTCTACCGCGACGCTATCCACGGCGACTACGTCCACCTGCTCTGCGACGACGACTGGCTGGCCGACCCCTTCGTGGTCGAGCGTGTGCGCGACTTCTCGCTGGCACACGACACCCCGCCCGTGATTCAAGTGCAGGCGCACAAAGGGTGGGCGCTATTGCCCGAGCATCCCGGCGAGGAGCCGAAGGCGTCGCAGGTCGACTCGGCGTGCTTTGTGGTGCGCCGGGATGTGTGGCACACGTACTGTGACCGGTGGGGCAATCGCTACGAGGGCGACTACGACTTCGCCCGTGCGCTCTGGGACGCAGGGTATCGGTGGGCGTTCTGCGAAGTCCTGTTCGCGCGTGGCGACCGTCTGCACGGTGCGCCCGAGCGCCTGTAGGGGCGCCGTTGATGCTCAGGAGCGACGTTCGTATGATGGGGGCGGCATGGCGGCACGCCTGACAGTTGTAGACCCGGCAGCGGACTGGAGCATCTCCGATGTCTACCACGGACTCGTGGAGGGGCTACAGGCACGCCGCGCCGAGGTGGTGCAGTATCGGTTCGGCCGACGCTACGCGGCACTCCTGCGGGGGCTGATGGCCGCGTGGAAGTCTGGTGACCCGACTCGCGCCAAGCCGACGCCCGCCGATGCCGCGCTGTGGACCTCCGAGTTGGCAATCACATGGGCGCTGCGCCACCAGACGCCGTGGCTCGTCATCGTCAGCGGCATGTACTTCCACCCGGATGGCCTCCTGCTCGCGAAGCGGGCGGGCCTGAAGGTGGCCGTCCTGCTGACCGAGTCGCCCTACGACTTCGAAGCCGAGGTTCGCGTCGGGCGAGCGGTCGATCTTGTCTGGACGAACGAGCGCACGGCCGTCGAGCCGCTCCGCGCCAACGGCGTCAACGCCCACTACCTGCGGCACGCGTACCGGCCGTCCGTCCACACGACCGTCACGGCGCTGGACGACGAGGTGCCCGCGCACGATGTGGTGTTTGTCGGCACCGGCTTCCGCGAGCGCATCGACTTACTCTCGGCCGTGGACTGGACGGGCATCGACTTCGGCCTGTACGGGGCGTGGAACCTGAAGAAGCGCAGCCCGCTGCGGGCGCACCTGCGGGGACAGATGGTCGACAATACCGTCACCGCGCAGCTGTATCGCAAGGCGAAGATTGGCATCAACCTGTTCCGGTCATCGAAGGGGTTCGGCTTGAACGCACCCCGGCTGTCCGGAGCGGAGAGTCTGGGGCCGCGGTCGTACGAACTGGCCGCGACCGGGTGTTTTCATGTGTCGCATGGGCGGGCAGAGGTGGCCGAGACGTTCGGGCCGCTCGTCCCAACCTTCGACACCGCAGAGGAGCTTACCGGGTTGCTCCGCGAGTGGTTGCCACGCGTATCGGACCGCGCGGCCATCGCTGCCCAGCTTCCCGGCGCAGTCCGCGGTCACTCATGGAACGAGCGCGCAGGACAGGTTCTCTCAGACCTGAGCGCGCACGCTTTGGCACCGAGCGTGCCGTGGCGTCAGCCGAAGGCTGTGGGCGCATGAGTGGGACGGATCGGACGGGTCCGTCGGCTGTGACGTTGCGGTTGATCCGCGAACTCGTGCGTCTCGCTCGCGGGATGCTCAGCGCGGTCGATCAGTGGGCGCGCGACCAGCAAGCGCCCGAGGACCAGCGGTAGTCCTCTGGGTTCGCGCACTACAACTTCCGTCCTCACGCTCGCGCTCCGGCGCGGGGCGCAGCACTTCCGCCCCAACCCGGCGCAACGCCACCGTGGGGTTTCTCCGCACTGAGGAAAACCAGCGATGGCTGTTCCCTATCACGCGAAAGACGCAGTGGTCTACCTCGCGCCCGACGGCACGACGATGGCGTCGCCGCTGGCACAGGCGACCGAGTGGACCCTCGACATGAACACGGACACCGTCGAAGTGACGGCGTTCGGCGACACCAACAAGACGTACGTGCAAGGCTTGCCGGACGTGCAGGGCACGATCAGCGGCCTCGTCACCGACACCGAGGACAAGTGGTTCAAGGCGGCGGCGTCGACGGCCGGCGTGCGGATCTACCTGTACTGGTCGAAGAACATGACCAGCAAATACGCCTACGGCACGGCGTGGTTCCGGTTCTCGGTCAGCAACACCATGACCAGCGCGGCCGAGATCAGCGGATCGTTCGTCGCGGCTGGTCCGTGGAAGATCATCGGGTACTGACGCGGGCGGCGTGAGCGCCGCATAGGTCGATGGAGCTATCGCTACACGGGGCCTCGGGCGCAGTACGTCTCGGCTACGCTGAGGCGGCTGCGCTCGGACCGTGGAAACTGGAAACCATCGGCCCGTCGCTCTACCGCGCTTCGGCGACGGTCATGCGTGCGACGCCTGCGTATCTCTCGATGGCTCCGCTGGTCGTGCGGCTACAGGCCGGGTCGGTGGTCTATCAGTGGCCCGTGTCGTCGCTGGGGATCGACGGTTCGCGCATCGAGGTGTTCGTAGAAGGCTCGCCCATGCTGGGCGCAGGAGGAGCGAATGGGGCGTAAGGCGTTCATCAAGCCGGAGACGGTAAGGCTCCAGTTGGCCGAAGGCGACTGGATCGACGTGAAGAAGCACCTGACGGTGCGCGAAATGAGCGACCTCAGCGGGGCCGGGTTGGTGGGCTTCAAGCCCGCGACCGACGCGGCTCCCGCCTACGAGCTGTCGTTCTCTCGCCTGAAGACGGCGCTCATCAAGGCGTACGTGGTGGGCTGGTCGTTCGAGGCCGAGGACGGCAAGCCGCAGCCGGTGACGCCGGAGAACATCGACGCGCTGGACCCGGCGGTGGCCGACGAGGTGATCGACGCCATCGAAGCGCACCGGAAGCGCATCGACGAGGAGCGCAAGCGCCCTACTGGCGTGCCCGCTGGCGAGACGAGTTAGCGATCTGCCGCTTCATGCGGTGGAGCTACCTCGACCTGCAACAGACCCCGGTGGCCGTCGTGGACGCCGTGGTCGAGTGGATGCAGGAGGTCGCTGACGAGCGCCGCAGGGAAGCAACCGAGGCTCAGCGGCGGGCCGAGCAGGCCCGCATGAGGCGGTGAGATGGCTGGCAATCTCGACGTGGGCACCATCGAGGGCGCGATCGTCATGCGCGACCTCGCGAGCGCGGTCATCACTCGGGTCAACCAGTCGATGACCGCGTTCGACCAGAAAGTCCAGCAGACCGCTGCGTCCTCCAAAAGCGCCGCCGCCTCGACCGGGGCGCTGACGGCCAACTTCGACCGCCTCGGAGCCTCCCTCAAGCGCATCGGCGACGGCCTGACGATGGGCCTCTCCGCGCCCCTCCTCGCCGTGACCGCAGGCGCGGTGATGGCAGGGCGCACCTTCGACAAGGAGATGACCACCATCGAGACACTGGTGGGCGTCAACCGCAAGACGGTCGATGAGTGGCGTGTCTCGATTCGCAACATGGCTGCCGACGTGGGCAAGGGCCCCGGCGAACTGGCGCACGCCATGTTCGTCGTCACCTCAGCGGGCATCCGGTCCAAAGAGGCGCTGGACATCGTGAACATGTCCGCGAAGGCTGCCGCCATCGGGCTGGGCGACGCCGCGGTCGCCTCGCGCACCGTCACCTCAGCGTTGCAAGCCTACCGAAAGTACGGGCTGACCGCCGCGCAAGCCACCAACGTGCTGGTCGCCACGGTGCAGGAAGGCAATCTCGAAGCGGGGGAACTCGCGGGCACGCTCGGCCGCGTCATCGGCATCGCGGCACAGGTCGGCGTGTCGTTCGACCAAGTGGGCGCGTTCATCGCCACCCTGACCCGCCTCGGGCTGGACTCCGCAGAGTCCGTCACCGCGCTGCGCGGCGTGCTGTCCACCCTCATCAAGCCCACCGATACCGCCCGCGCCACGCTGGATCAGATGGGCCTGTCGGTCGATCAGCTGCGGCAGAACGTCAAGGAAAAGGGCCTCACGTGGGCCCTCAACGACATGTACCTCCGCATCGGCGACAACGTCGACGCGCTCGGAGAGATCATCCCGAACATTCGGGCGCTCTCCGGGTTCCTCGGCACCGCCGGAGCGCAGGGCGAGACGTTCACGCAGATCCAGCGCACGATGACGGAGGCGATGAACGACGCGGACTTCACGAACAAGCGGTTCGCGCGCACGCAAGAGACGCTCGGGCACACGTGGGAGGTGTTCAAGGCCGAGTTGCAGAACACGGCGACCGCACTCGGGCAGAAGCTCGCGCCCTCGCTCATCCGCGTCATCGAGAACATGCGGCCGCTGATCGACCTGCTCGCTGAGGCGCTCGACTTGTTCTCGCGTCTGCCGGGGCCGGTGCAGACGTTCGCGTTCGGGCTGGGCGCCATTGCGATTGCCGCAGGACCGGCCCTAAGCCTCATTGGGCGGCTTACGGGACTGCTCGGGTGGTTCGTCGCGGCCGAGGGTGTGTCGGGCGCAGCGGCACTGGGCAAGTGGAGCAGCGGCATCGCCCTGCTCGGCAAGGAACTGCTCGCCATCCCCGCCGTCGCGCAGATGGCACTCGGCGGGCTGACCACGCTGATCGCCGGGGCGGCGTTCTACATCATCTACAACGAGTACAAGCGGACGATGGACGCGATGGAGGCCGACCTCAAGCGTCTGGAGCGCGAATACAAGCAGCGCGGGAAGGCGGTGCCGGTCAGCGGCGAGAACATGATCGACCCCGCCGACCGCAAGCGGGTCGAAGAGACGGCGCAGCGGTACGAGGCCGCGAAGCTCGCCCCGACGGGCATCGTGAACCTGCAAGCGCAGGTGTCGCCCATCGCGGGCATG